CCGGGCAGACCCCGCAGACCGTCATCCCCCCCATGACGGCGCGGACAGCTCGGGAGCCTGACCGGGCAGGGGTTGTACCCGGAACCGTTAGTGCCTCTGTGGAGTGGCGCACCACGCGCCCGCGGTCCCAAAACAAACAGGCACCGGAAAAGGCGACGCAGATAGCCGATTCCCTCAGCAGCCAAGAGACAAGGGCTCGACGCAGGAAAGCGCCCACAGGCTGTAACCCCGGAGCTGGTTGGGTGGAACCTTCTGGCTCCGGGGTCCTGCAATCTCTGGCGACCCTGCTCGCGCACACGGCCGCCCACGAAGGTGCGTTGCTGAACGCCGATCCGCTTCGCGAGCTCGCGCTGCTCTGGCAAGTGGTCGAGGGTTCGGCACCGACGAACGAGAAGCGTCTCGCGTTCCTGCGCGCGCACAGCCCGCAGCTCGCTGGCACGCGCGCGTGCCGCATCAACTGCTGGGCGCTCGAGCTCAAGGGCAAGACGCTGCCCGCGAGCGTGGCGGCGTCCGACGCGGCCTATTGGCGCAAGGTGGTGTTGCCGACGTACCTGCGGATCGAGCGCCGAGCGCGCGAGCTCGTCGCCGGCGCGGCCTACGAGAAGCCGTGTCGGGTTCAGCCCGTGACATGGGGAGCGGTCGGCCGGTTGTCGCCCGAGGCCGATGATCGCGAGAAGGCCGCACAGCACGGACTCGTGCCGATCGGGTGCGAGGGAACGCTCAACGACGGCTTTGCCGCGAAAGGGGCCGTGAGCTCGTCATGAGCGAGCTCGTCCAGATTCGCCATCGCCGTAGGCGGGCAGGCGCTCGAGCGCGCACCGAAAGCATGAGGCGGATCAGCAAAACCGCGTTGCGCGATGGGATGCTCGAGTACCCGGCCGCAGAGCACGAGCTGCTACCGCTCACGCGGCGCTCGTGCGAGCCGGGCGGCTGGAATGGCGATCGCCCGTGCCCGTTCGTGTCGTGCCGGTATCACCTGGCGCTCGACGTCGAGCCGACGCGCGGCGCGATCAAGGTGAACTTTCCCGATCGCGACGTCGACGAGATGCCCGCGACCTGCACTCTCGATGTGGCCGACATCGGCGGCGTCACTCTCGAGCTCGTCGCGGCGGTGATGAACCTCACCCGCGAGCGCGTGCGCCAGTACGAGACGCTCGCACTTGCAAAGCTACCGCGTGAGGTCCGCGCGCAGCTCGGAGCCGAGTAGTGCCGACGGTCGACGAAGCGCTGCAGTTGATGATCGACTGCGAGGGCAACGGGGGAGTGCGCTACGGCCGCATGATGCCGAGAGCATGTGCTTCGCGCTGGCGCGTCGCGAACGGCGAGCAAGACGGCCCGAGCTCGGTGAAAGAGTCGAAGTGCAAGGGCTGCCCGCACGGGGAAGCGCGCGCCGCGGGCAGGGTGCCGCTTGTAGGTGCCGTCGACGTCGAAGGCTCGCCGGCGACGACTGAGCCAGCTGCGCCGCGCTCGAGGCCGAGTGACTTCTACCTCGCGAAACCCACGCCTGCGCCGCGGCTTTGCGAGAAATGCCGCAAGCCGATGTCGGATGATCTCTCAGCGCGCGCCAAGTACTGCGGCCGCCGGTGCGCGGTCGACGCGGCGCACGCACGCGAGCAGGCAGCCCGGATGGCGAGTCGCCGCCAGTGCCCGTGTGGACGATGGTTCACGCCAAAGCCTGCAACGCAGACGCAGTGCGACACCTGCGTCAAGCCGCTGCAGGAGCGCAGCGTCTTGGATCTGCTGGGCACTCCAGGCGCGGTCGAGCTCGACAAGCGCCGCGCCGACGAGATCGAGGACGTCGAGCCCGACTTCGAGCAGGCCCCCGAGGGGCAAGCAATCAAACCCGAGCAGGAGGAAGAGCGAATGGCCAAGAAGCAGTACGCGCAACGCACGTGCGCACTAGACGAGTGCGGCAGGACCTATACGCCTACGGGCGCGAAGCATCAGTACTGCTCGCGCGAGCATCGGCTTGCCGCGAAGGCCAAGGCCAAGGGCGGCAAAGGGGGGGGGCGTGTCGTGCAGCGGCCTAAGAGCGTGGCGTCGCCCAGTGGTGCAGAGCGTCGCGTCACGTCTCACGATGTAACACCCGAGGGCGGGTACACCGTTCGCATTGGCCGGCTCGAGGTGCAGTGCCGCAGTGTCGACGACGTAATCGCACTCGCCGAAAGGCTTGGGCAATGAACTCGAAGCTCGAGCAGACCTTGAAAGAGCGGAACGAAGCCCGAGCTCGCGTGCTTGAGCTCAGGAAGGCTCATCGAGACGCGGTCGCGCGCCGCGATGCTGCTGCACGCGAGGTCGAGGAAACGGACGCGAAGATCATGGCTGCACAGCGCCGCTTCGTTGAGAAGAACGACTCGATCAAGCCGCTGCTCGACGCCGACCTGGCTGGAGTACTCGGCGGCAAGCGCCTCGAGCAGCTCGAGGAGCGTGAGGAGCAACCGGCGACCGCGTGATGCAACTGCGTCTCGACCTCGGCTCGGCGTACACCCCTCTCGGCCAGGAGGAGGGCGAGGTCTGCTACTTCGTTGAGATCGTGGGTACCGGGCTGGTGAAGATCGGGACGACGCGCGACCTGAGGCAGCGTCTCTACGACTTCCGCCGGGGTGTTGGTGCTGCTCAGGTCTACCGTGTCCTGCGCGTCGTGCCCGGAGGCCGGCACGTCGAATCAGCACTTCATCGTAGGTTTGCGCGGCAGCGGGTGCGCGGCGAGGTGTTCCGGTTGGAGCCCATCCGTGCAGACATCGAACTCCTCACGGGCAACGAGCCCACGGTTCCTGTCTGCTGCGATTGTGGCGCTGCTTTGAATCGCGCCCGGGCCGCGCGGTGCCGGTCATGCGAAGGCAGGCGACGTGCTGATGTCGCCGAGACGGCGCGCCTCGCCCGAGCATTCTGCATCACGTGCGGTGCCGCCGTATCTACGCGGTCGATCGCGAATCGTCCGAACGAGCCGCCGATGTGCCGACCGTGCGGCATGCGCAAGGCATGGACTGATCCCAAGTACGTGCGCGCCATCATGGCTGCACGGACTGCTGCAGGTCTGAGCCGACGCAAGCGCTGCACGCATTGTCAGTTGCCTCTGAACTCTGGCGGCAATCGGTTTCATGCTGCGTGCTGGCGAGAGGTTGAGCGCGCACGCCTAGGGGTTGATGTGGGTGCCGGCCTTAACAGTGCCGGAGAATGAAAGGCCCCAAGGCCACGAGAAGAAAAACCGGAGCAATTTCCCGCGACGTGACTAGCCAACGATGGGACCTGCGCGCAACAGAACCAACGCCAAACGCGCTCAACGAAGTGCGAGACGTCGGCCGGGCCCGAAGGCGGCGCCGCCGGCGGTGGTCGACAGTGAGGGGCAGCGCTTGTTGCTCGCGCTCGACAAGTCGCTCGGCGAAATCGCGTCGGCGGTCAGGTGCAACCGCACCTCGGTGCTCGACTGGCGCAACGGCAACAAGACGCCGGTTCCAGAGATGCGCGCGCGCCTGTTCACTGCCTACGCGATCCCCACTGCCGCCTGGGACCGCGTGCCGACGACGCCGGAGCCTGAGCGGAGCTCACTGCCGCCGGCGGACGGCGCGACGCCGACGACGCTCGAGACCTGTGTCGCGCGGCTCGCACAGTTGAGCAAGCAGCTCGGACACAAGGGCCTACGCCCCGCCGACGCGGCGCGGTTCATGACCATCGAGAACCGGTACCTGGCACTGCGCAACCAACTCCAGAAAGAGGCCGAGCTGCTCGAGGATCGCATCGTCCGCGAGCATCCGCGCTGGCAGGCGCTGAGGGGAGCGCTGTTGAAGGCGCTCGCCCCACATCCGGCGGCCGCGAAGGCCGTCATCGATGTCCTCACCGCGCAGGAGATGTAACCGCTTTCGAACGCGGCCGCGTGGCGCTCGCTGGCGATTGGGTATATACCATAAGTCATGGAGCACCGATGCAAGAGCCACCCAGCAAACCCCCGCCACGGCGGCGCCGCGAGCGCGGTACTGGTCGCGAGCCGCTGCGCGCGATCCGAATGTCCGACGAGGACTGGAGCGAGATACGACGTCGCGCGGAAGCTGCGGGCGTCAGCGCAAGCGAGTATCTGCGCGCTCGCGCTTTGGGTCGGCGCCTGCGGCGGTGACACCGGCATGCGTGTCGATGAGTCGACGCCAGAGCAGCAGATGATCTCGAGCAGCATGGGCGCGGCCGGCGCATCCGCGAACGGCGGTCAGGCGTTCACCGGCAAGGCCTACCACGCCGCCAACGCTCCGCAGGAGCTCGCCGCGCCCGATGCTGGTGTCGGTGCCGGCGAGACCGTGCCGACCTCCGACGCGGGCGACTCGGACGCGGCGCGGCCGTGGTGGATCGTCGGCAACGACGCGGGAGCCCCGAGCGCGCCGAGCTCGAGCGGCACTGGCGCAGCGCCGAGTACTTCGGGCACCGGTGGTGCTCAAGGGATCCCTCAGGGATCCGGCGGCACTGGCGGGATCGCTGGCGGATCCGGCGGCAACAGCGCGGGCAGTACGGGCGGCACGGGCGGCACGGGCGCATCCGACGCTGGCCCTGCCCTCGACACGAGCAACGGAAGCAACTGCTCGTACCACGGCACGGTCGACCCGACTGACGGGCGTGTGCTCGTCAACGATGCCGGCATGTACGTCGCGATCCCGCTTTGCGATTGCCGCACAGTCTCGCTCTGGAGCTGCAACGTGGGTGGAGTCGATCAGTACAAGATCCGCCAGGACGTGAAGGGCCTGGTCGGCGTCAACTTCTGGTGCACCGACTCGTCATGCTCGGACGGGCTCGCTGCCAACCATGCGTATTGCTGCGGAGGTCACCCATGAAGCGGTTCCTGATTGTGGTCGTTTCGTTGCTCGCATCGGCCGTCGCGCACGCTCAAATGCGTGCGACCTATGTGCCGGCTCCGAGCTCGGAGCAACAGCGCAGGCTACGCGAGCTCGACGCTAAGCTCGCCGCACGCCGCGAGCACGCCGACGCCGCGCTCGAGCAGCAGCGCATCACGCGTGAAGGCGCGCAGGCCTCGGAGTGCGCGCAGAGCTTCCCGGCACGCCTCGCCGACGCGAGACAAGCCATCGTCGCAGCATCGAAGGCCACCGACGAGTGGAAGCGCATCGGCGCCGCCGCGAAATGGGAGTGGTTCGGTGAACACTGCCGGTTTCTCTCCGAGCTCGAGAATGCCATCCGCAAGAACGATGATCCGAACGCGTTCGTTTGCGACACGACGAAAGGCCGGCCGAAGGGGCTGACCTCGAAGTTCTTGATGACCTATCCGCAGGATCCGCCGGCGGTCACCGACTACGAGGAGCGGGCCGCCGATGATCAGACCTGCGCGGAATACGACACGGCCGAGCGCGTAGCGCTCGTGTTCGCGAGTCCTGCCTCATCCGGGCAACGACTCGAAGTGCTCTGCTTCAACGATGATCGTCCCGCCTGCGTCGACGCGCGTGCGCAGTTCGAGGCAGCGAAAGCAAAGAAGGCCGACGAGTCCGAAGAACCGTGACCACGTCGATCGCCGAGGAAGTCGTCAGCCGTAAGCGCAGCGGGCCCGAAGCTCGCACGCTCTTCGACGATTTCCTTGCCGGTCTACGCGAGCAGCTCGATGCCGCCGACCGGATCCGATTCCCGAGCGACATCTACAAGGCCAACCCGGTCCAGTTCTGTCGGGACATCCTCGGGATTGAGCCGTGGCACAAACAGGTCGAGATCCTCGAGGCGGTACGCGACTTCGATCGCGTGGCGGTGGTGAGCGGTCACAAGATCGGGAAACTTTTGGCCGACGATACTCCTGTGCCGACTCCGGATGGTTGGCGGCGCCACGGCGACCTGAGAGCAGGCGATCGGGTGTTCGATGACCGGGGCCAGCCTTGTCGGGTCGTGGCCACGATTCCTTGGCGCGCCCGCCCACTCATGCGCGTGACGTTCGAGGACGGCTCGTTCGTGGACGCGGACGAGCATCACGAATGGCAGGTGCACACCAGAGAAAGTCGCAAGCGAACATGGAAGCCACCGATCACGGTTGAAACCTGGGAGCTTCGAAAGAGACTCACTGTACCGAATGGGACGAACCCAAACGGCTCGACGCGCCGAGTCTCCAACTTCACCGTAGATCTCCCGGGCGCGCTCGATTTGCCAGCCGCGAAGCTCCCGCTCGACCCGTACCTGTTGGGTCTGTGGCTTGGCGATGGAACGACGTCCTGCGGTCAGTTCACGAATCCGGACGGACTCGAGCAAGCGTTCGCGGCCGGTGGCTTCGTGGTCACCAAGCATGCGACGCCGATCCATTTCGGCGTGCTGCGACTGATGCCCATCCTTCGAGAAATCGGCGTCTTGAACGCCAAGCACATTCCGCAGGCATACCTCTGGGCAAGTCGAGATCAACGTCTCGCGCTTCTGCAGGGTCTTATGGACACCGACGGCACGATTGATCGTCGGGGGCGTTGCGAGTTTACCAATACGAATCGTCAGATCGCGGAAGGTGTGCTCTTCCTGGCGCGCTCGCTTGGCCTCAAGGCGCGCATTGCAGAACACCGGGCAACGCTCTACGGCCAGGATTACGGGCCTGTCTGGGACGTGGGTTGGTGCTCACCGCTGAAGGTCTTTCGGCTCGATCGGAAAGCTGCGCGGCTGCGCCGGCGTTGGTGCCATAAGGCGCATGCGCACCGGCGCAGCGCTATCGTGGCCGTCGAGCCGCTCCCCGGTCGACACGATGCGCAGTGCATCCAAGTGGACTCACCGGCCCACTTGTACTTGTGCGGACCATCCATGGTTCCAACGCACAACAGCATGAGCGCGGCGATCGTCGCGCTCTGGTTCTACTGCTCGTATCGCGATGCTCGCGTGGTGATGACCTCGACGACATCGCGCCAGGTCGACCAGATCCTGTGGCGCGAGCTGAAGATTCTGCGTGCACGCGGTTCGCGTTGTCTCGACTGCAAGCGCGAGGATCCCGACCAGCACCGCATTTTGCGGCCATGCCCGCACTCGGCGCTGATCGAAGGCGAGATCGGCGAGCTCGCCCGAACCGGCCTAAAGTCGAACGACTTTCGCGAAATCGTCGGCTTCACCGCGCGCGAAGCAGAGGCCGTGGCTGGGATCAGCGGCAGCAATCTGCTCTATCTAGCCGACGAGGCCTCCGGCATTCCCGAAGAGATCTTCGAGGCTATGGAGGGCAACCGCGCCGGCGGCGCGCGCCTCGCGATGTTCAGCAACGGGACGCGCAACCAGGGCGAGTTCTTCGAGGCCTTCCACTCGAAGGCGAAGTACTACAAGACGATTCAGGTCAGCTGCGAAGAGTCACCGAACGTCGTCGAGGGCCGCACCGTGATCCCCGGCCTGGCAACGCGCGAATGGGTCGAGCTCAAGAAGGAGGAGTGGGGCGAGAGCTCGCCCATGTACATCGTCCGCGTCAAAGGCGGCTTCGCGCTGCACGAGGACGGCAAGATTTTCTCGATCCACGCAATCGGAGAAGCCGAGAAGCGTTGGCACGAGACGCCGGAGCAGGGCCGGCTATTCATCGGCCTCGATCCGGCCGGCGAGAGCGGCAGCGGAGACGAAACCGTTTACGCGGTGCGCCGCGGCCTCAAGGTCATGCGCCTGGTCGCGCACCTCGGCCTCAGCGAGGAGGCGCACCTCGTCCACCTCTTGTCGTTGATCAAAGCGCACAAGCTGCCGCGCGAGACGCCGGTGGTCGTGGTCGATCGCGAAGGCTCGATCGGCTCGAAGGTGGCAATCGCGCTGCGCAACCACGCCGACGAGCACCCCGGCATCTTCGAGCTCGTGACCGTCCGCGCCTCTGATCGCGCGGTGAGGCAGCCGGCCGTGTATGACCGCCTCCGCGACGAGCTCACGGCGAACCTCGAGGCATGGATGCGCGACGGCGGTGCGATCCCGGAGGACGCAAAGCTCGCGCTCGAGCTGCACCAGCCGGAGTGGATCCACCACGTCAACGGCCGCGTGAAGGTCACTCCGAAGACAGAGATCCGCAAGGTGATCGGCCGCTCACCGGATCGGTATGACGCGGTAGCCTTGGCGGTGTGGGAGCCGCTCTCGCTCAAGGAAGGTGCGCCGCCGCCTCCGGCGACCGACGTGCACGGAGCTCCGCCGAGCGCAAGCATGGACCCGTACGCCGGATCGGACGCATGGCGGCGGTGACCCGCGGCCGCCTGGCGCTGCTCGGCGTGCTGCAGCGGACGAGCGCGGCCGAAGTCGCAGTGCGTTGCCGTGTGTCGGTCGCCGCGGTCAGCAAGTGGGCGAACGGCCAGGCGCGTCCCCGGCCCGAGCACCGCGAACTGCTGCAGGCCGGCTTCCGCATCGCGCCGCATTGTTGGCTGTTGGCCAGAGGGCCAACAATGATTTCAACCGCCCGACGCTAGACGGTTGGTGCGCGCGCCCCTCACCGTGGGCGCTACGTGGCCAATCCCTTCGCGCGGTGGGTCTCGCGTTTGCTCGGCCGGTCGGCGTATCAACGCCCACCGGTCGAAGCGCTATCGCTCGACTCGCCCGAAGTCGAAAAGGTCCGCGAAGGCCTCGGCGGGCAGCTCTCGCCGCCGGCGACGAGCCAAACGCGCTGGTATCTCTCCGACCTCGAGAGCGCCGAGCGCGCGGCCGACATCGGCGACCTCATGATCGCCGCGCGCCTCATGCGTGCAGCTCGCAAGGACGGGATCATGTCCGGCGTACTCAGCACGTGCACCGACGGGCTCGTGCGCCTGCCCCGCAAGTTCCGCGGCGACGCCGACATCATCGCCGAGCTCGAGGCGGGACACGACTCGGCCGAAACCGGCGCGCGCAGCGTGTTCGACGAGATGTTTCCGCCGACCGAGCTCGCGCTGCTTGCGGCCGATGGTCGGCTGCTCGGCGTCGGCGTCGGCGAGCTCGTGCCGGTCGAAGGGCGCGACTATCCGGTGTTCGTCCGGCTCGATCCGGAGTTCTTGCACTACCGATGGTCCGAGAACCGTTGGTACTACAAGTCGATCGCGGGGCTGCTGCCGATCACGCCCGGCGACGGCCGCTGGATCCTGCACACGCCAGGCGGCCGCGTCTCGCCATGGCAAAACGGCCTGTGGAGGGCCATCGGGCGCGCGTACATCCGCAAGGAGCACGCGAACCTGCACAAAGACAACTGGGAGGCGAAGCTCGCGAATCCCGCGCGTGTCGCCGTTGCGCCGCAAGGCGCCGCCGAGGCGCAGTCCGATTCGTGGTTCCGCCAGGTCATGGCCTGGGGGATCAACACCGTCTTCGGCCTGCGGCCCGGTTACGACGTGAAGCTGCTCGAGAGCAACGGCCGCGGCTGGGAGTCGTTCAAGCAGACCATCGCCGACCAGAACACCGAGATGATCATCACGATCGCCGGGCAGACGGTCACCGTCGACGGCGGCGCCGGTTTCCAAAACTCGGACATCCACAAGACGATCCGCGCCGACCTCATCAAGGCGACCGCGGACGGCCTCGCGTACACGATCAACACGCAGGGGATCCCGGCGTACGTCGTGGTCAAGCACGGAGTCGACAAGCTCGACGTCGCGCCGGTCATCGAGTGGGACGTCACGCCGCCCAAGGACCGCAACAGCGAGGCGACGTCGCTGATCGCGCTCGCGGGCGCTGTCAATCAGCTCACCGTCGCGCTCGCGGCGCACGGCATGAATCTCGACGTGCCGTCGCTGCTCGAGCGTTTCGCGGTGCCGGTGCTTGGTGATGGCAACGGCGACGGGAAGCCGGACAGCGATCAGCCGAAGGTCAGGCTCGAGCTGCTGCAGCCGCCGAAGACACCGACCGCGAAGGAGGCTGCGTAAATGCAGCGCTCCTACCGATACGAGCGCCGCGGGATCCTCGCGATCGATCCGCAGGCGTTCCTCGACGTGTTCTTCGTCGAGCCGAGCTCGCCCGAAAACACCGAGGTCGGCGACGTCACGATCGTCGACATCCGGGGCCCGCTCGAGCAGCGGTCGAGCTGGCGCGACAGCTACGAGGCGATCGAGGCGCGTGTCACCGCTGCGTGCGAGAGCACGTGCAAAGCGATCGTGATGCGCATCGATTCCCCAGGCGGTGAAGCCGCGGGCTGTTTCGAGTGCTCGCGCTCGCTTCGCGTGCTGTGTGCGGCGGCCGATAAGCCCCTGCTTGCGTACGTGAGCGGCAAGGCGAGCTCGGCGGCGTACGCACTTGCATGCGCAGCGGATCGCATCGTGCTCAGCGACACGGGGATCGTCGGCAGCATCGGGATCATCGCGAGCCGCGACGACATCTCGCAGATGGATGCGATGCGCGGCCTGCGCGTCGCCGTCGTGGCTAGCGGCGCCCGGAAGAGCGACGGCAACCCGCACACGCCCGTCACCGAGGCCGAGCTCAAGGAAATGCAGACGCTCGTCGACTCGATGGCGCAGGTGTTCTTCGAGCTCGTCGCGGAGACGCGCGGCCTCGACGCCGGCGACGTCGCGGCGCTCAACGGCAAGGTGTTCCACGGCGATGCGGCGGTAAGCGCGGGCCTCGCCGATAAAATCGCAACGTTCGATGAGCTGCTCGCGGGAATCACCGCGGGCGACGAGGACAACATGACCATCAAGGCAAAGGCCGCAGACAAATCCCCGTACGAGAGCGCCCGCGCTGCACTCGAGGAGTGCGCCAAGGGTGACGACGCCAACGCCCAGGCCGCCAAGCGCGCGCTTGCGGCCATGGACACCGAGGGCGACAAGCCCAAGGGCGAGGGCGACGGCGACAAGCCCAAGGACGACGACGGCGACAAGGACGGCGACAAGCCGAAGGGCGAGGGCGACGGCGACAAGCCCAAGGACGAGCCCAAGAAGGACGAGGAAGCGGCCGACTCGAAGGCGGCGCTCAAGGCGCTGAACGAGGTCCACAAGCTTCGCGCCGAGATCGAGCAGAGCAAGGTGGAAGACGAGCGCACGCGCTTGCTCGCCTCGCGCCCGGACTTCGACGAGGCGCACCTCAAGCTGCTGCGCAAGGCCTCGCTCGAGGACGTGCGCGACGCGGTCAAGAACCTGCCCGTGCTCAAGGGCACGGTGAAGCCCGCGGCGACCGCGACCGTGCCCGCAACGCGCGGCGAGGGTCAGGGCGGGCCGGCGGCGACCTCGCAGGAGGGCCTCGACATGGACGCCGCGATGGGTCTCACCGAGTACGGACTCGGTGTGAAGCGTGAGCGCAACTCGCTGGTGTTCGGCGCCGTGCCGAAGCCCAAGCACAAGCCCGCAGCCGCGGGCGCAACCGAAGGAGCCGCCAAGTGACCGCACTTCAACAAGGACGTCAGCGCGCTTTCGAGCGCTGGAAGTACCACCGATTCACGCTCGCGAGCGGCAACAAGGCCTTTCAGGGCGGCATCGCGGCGATCGACCAATCGAGCGGCAAGGTCGTGCCGGGCGACGCGGACACCGATCTATTCGTGATCGGCTCGTTCGCCGAGACGGTCGACGCGACGAGCGCCGATGCGCTCGTCAACGTCGAGCTCGCGGCCGAGCTCCAGGTCGAGTGGCTCGAGAACGACACGGGCAGCGCGGTCGCCGCGACCGACGTCGGCTCGCTCTGCTACGTGCTCGACGATCAGACTGTAACCGCCAGTGGGAGCGGCAAGTCGGTCGCCGGTCGCGTCTGGGCCGTCGACGCAACGCAAGGCGTTGCCGTCGAGTATCTGCAGTCGACGCCGGCGGCGCCGCCGAACCAAGACGGCCTCAAGCTGCTCGATGCCGACCCCGGCACCTTCGCGTCGAACGACCTCGTGATCGGGGACAGCCCGAACTCGGGCGACGTCTACGAGATCCCGACCACGGGCGCCGCGTCGACCGTCACTCTGCCGGCGACGGCCGAGGACGGCTGCGAGCTCACCTTCGTCGCCGACGGAACGCACAACGGTCACACCGTGCAGTACCGCGATGCGACCGGCCCCGCGAACCTCACGACCGCCCTGGCCGCAAGCAAGCGGCACATGGTCAAGGCCGTGTTCCTCAACAGCAAGTGGCGCGCGCTCGCCTACGTGAGCCCGTAACGGGCAGACAACCAGGAGACTGAACAATGCCCGCACTCACACCAGAATTTCTCATGAACCTCGAGTCGAGGATGCAAATCCTCACCGAGAGCGAGTACGCGCGCTTCGCGAGCCACCTATGGTGGAACCAAGTCGCGAAGGTCCGGCCGATGACCGGAAAGCGCGACATCATCATGTGGCTGCTGTCGACCGCCATGATCAAGGATCAGGGCGACGGCGGAAACATCAGGTTCGACGACCTCGTGTCGAAGTCGACCGAGATCGAGAACTTCTACGCCGGCACCGGCCTCAAGCTCAACCGAGCGAAGCTCGAGGACACGGACGGCGGCGGCATGGACCTCGCCGCGCAGTGGTCGACCGACATCGGCGCGTACATGGGCTACTGGCCCCAGAAGCAAGTCGTGCACGCGCTCAAGAACGGTCACACCGCTGCGCTGTATACGGGCTACGACGGGAAGGCGTTCTTCGCGACCGACCACCCGCACAACCCGTTCAGGGCGAACTCCGGCACGTACGCGAACCTGCTCACGGGCTCGCCCGTCTCGGGCAGCGGAAACACGCCGTACTATCCCGGCGCGGTTCCGATCGACGACTCGCAGGACACCGACGACGCGCTCGCGAACCTCGGTGCACTGTTCTCGTACATCGCGTCGATTCGCATGCCGAACGGTGAGGATCCGCGCTTCCTGCGTCCGCGGCTCCTGCTCGTGCCGCCGCGCATGTTCCCGCGAGCGGTCCAGCTCACGAGCGCGAAGTTCCTCGCGCAGGTGGCCGGATCGGGCGCGGGCAGTGGCGACGTCGAGGCCTTGATCAAGGCCCTCGGCTTCGCGACGCCCACCATGGTCGACGAGCTCGCCGGCTTCGAAAGCGACACGACGTTCTACGTCGCTTGCGAGCAGGTGTCCTCGTCGCAGCTCGGCGCGCTGGTCTACGGCCTGCGCGAGCCGTTCCGGATCAACTACTACGGCGTGCAAGACCAGGTGCAGCTCGACCGCATGCAAGAGCTCGAGTGGCACTGCCTGGGCCGCAACGTGTGCCGACCGGGGCACCCGTACCTGCTCTTCAAGTGCAAGGGCAGCTGATCGCTCCTGCCTGCCGGGCGCGCGTTTTGATCGGGTTTCGCGCGCGCCCGGCGGGCCCTCCTTTCGCACTGCGCATCGGGTGAGCCTTGGCCGCATACCTCACAGTCGCCGAGTTCAAGCTCCTCACGGACATGCCGGGGGAGTTCGTCGACTATTTGCAGTCGAAGGCCCCCGGCTGGCTCGACGAGCAGCTCGCCTACTACACGAGCCAGATCAACGCGCGCCTGGCCAAGCGGTACGCGACGCCCTTCGGGACGCCGGTGCCGGACGCTGTGCGCGGGTGGCTCGCGCGCATCGTGACGCCGCGAGCGTACCGCCGGCGCGGCGTCGACCCCAATGACGAGCAGTATGCCGACGTCAGGGCGGATGCAGAGCGGGCCGACAAGGAGATCGAGGAAGCGGCGAACGCGGTCGACGGTCTCTATGACCTGCCGCTGCGCCAGGACACGACCGCGAGCGGCATCTCGAAGGGCGGCACGCGCGCGTACAGCGAGCAGTCGCCTTACGTGTTCCAGGACGCCCAGCGCAGCGCTGGCGTGATCGAGGATCAGAACAGGCGGGGCAGCAGCAATGGCTGACGGCTTCGCGCAGCTCGACGGCATGATCGCGCGCCTGCGCGCACTGCCGGGCCTTGCCGAGCGCGCGGCGCCGGCGGTCGCGGACGCGGTGCGCGAGGAGCTGCAGCGCACAATCAGCGCGGGCACGAGCGCAGACGGGGAAACATGGGCACCGAAGAAGGATGGCGGTAAGCCCCTGCAGGACGCCGAGGCCGCGCTCACCGTGGTCCCGGTCGGCAAGCGCATCATCATCAAGCTGCGCGGTCCTGAAGCACGCCATCACCGCGGCTGGGCGCGCGGCGGCGTGCGCCGACCGATCATCCCCGTCAATAAGATCCCCGCGGCCATGGCGCACCGCATCAAGAAGGTGCTCGCGGCCGAGTTCGCCAAGGTGGTGAGCCATGGCTGACACGCTCGCGCTCGAGCGCCTGTTCGACGCCGTCGCGACCCGATTCACGGTCGAGGGCACGGCGGCCGACAACGTGTTTGGCTGGCGCGCCCGCTCGCTGCAGCGCGAGGACGGCAAGAGCCGCGTCGCGTGGATCCCCGGCGACCCGTCCGGCGCCGCGGGCTCGGTGACAGCCGCCAAGCAGCCCGGCCGCAACCCGCGTCCGATCGCGACGCTCGAGGAGCTCTTCACCGTCGAGATCATCGGTGTGGACCCCAACGCCGGCGAGGACGAGCGCGCGCAGTGGAAGGCGACGCGTCTGCTGCGCGACGCGTGGCATCGCGCGGTCTACCTCGCCGCCCACGGCACCTTCACGATCAAGTCGGAAGTGTGGGTCGACGACAAGACGCAACGGCGGTTCGGCACGATGCTCCGGATCGTCGCGACGATCGAGGCCATGGTGCCCGACGAGCCCCTCGCGACAGCGCCGGTCAGCACCCGCGCGGTCCTGCAGCTCGACGAGCTCGACCAGGAGGAGGAGCTCGACGTCGGCGATCCGCCGTTCGTGGCCCGCGCGGCCGCGACCGAGCCGCTCACGCTCGAGGGCCTGCAGACCGTCGACGGCGTCGAGCTCGAGGACGGCGATGCGGTCCTCGCCGCCGGCCAGGCGAACGCCGCCGAGAACGGCGTGTACATCGCCGGCGATGGCGCGTGGCTGCGAGCCGATACAACGCTCGCGCACGGCTTCTTTGTGCACGTCGACGAGGGCACGGCGAACGCCGCTGCCGGCTTCGAGCTTCAGACACCCGATCCGATCAACGTCGGGACCAGCCCGATTCTGTTCGCCCGGCTGACGCCGGCGCCGTGAGGAGAACGACCAAATGACTCAGCCCGCAGTGAACATCCAGGAGCTCGACGGCGGCCTTGGCATCCTGCCTCCGAGCGCGGGCAAGCTGCTCGCACTCGTCGGGCCCGCCGGCGGCGGCTCGGTCGACACGCCGGCGACGTACGCCAAGGTCAAGGACCTGGTCGCGCAGTATCTGAACGGCCCGCTCGTCGAGGCCGCTGCTCGCGCGATCGAGCGCTACGGCAAGCCCGTCGTGGTGGTGCGCACCGGCGCGAGCGTCGAGGGCTCGTATCTCGACGCCGTCGACGCCGAAGACGGCACGATCAGCTCGATCACGAAGACGGGCACCGGCACCGCGACGTTCAGCGACAATGCCTCGGACCCGCTGGTCGCGGCCGAGGTCGTGATCCTGTTCAACGTCGGCGGCACGCAGGGCACGAGCGGCATCGTCTACCAAATCAGCCTCGACAACGGGAACACGTTCGGGCCGCCGCATGCGCTCGGCACTGCGAATCACATCGATGTCGGCACGACGGGCGCTTCGATCTCGATCAGCGCGCTCGGCACCATCGTCGCCGGCGACTTCATCAGCTTCACGCTGACGGCGCCGATCCTGGCATCCGCCGGTGAGCTCGTGGTCAACTTCAGCGGCTCGAGCACGCCCACCACGCACGTCGGGTCGCACCCGAATGACGACTACGAGGTGTACATCGAGTTCGTCACCGGCGGCACCATCGGCAACGCCGGCATCACGCTGCGGTGGAGCCTCGACGGCGGCCGCACGATGTCGGCCGTTACGGCGCTCGGCACCGCCAACTTCTTTGTGGTCCCGGGCTCCGACGCGCGCGTCGACTTCTCGGGCGGCACCATCGATGCCGGCGACAACCTCGCTTTCCCGACGGTCGCTCCTCGGTGGAACAACACCGAGCTCGGCACCGCGCTCGACGCTCTCGGCGCGAGTGCTCTGTCGTGGGAGATCGTCGAGGTCGTCGGCCCGATCGACCCGGACGCCTTCGACGTCGTCGAGGAAAAGGTCGCGGCGATGGCCGCGAAGGGCAAGCGCCGCGCGTGGATGGGGAACACGCGCATGCCCGTGGGCAGCGAGGACGAGGCGACCTATCTCGCATCGTTGACCGCGGCATTCGGCGAGAAGGCGACGACGTTCGGCGCGCTCTGCGCCGGCGCCGACAAGCAGACTTCGAGCGTGACCGCGCGGAAGTATCGCCGGCCGATCGTGCACGCGATGGCGCCGCGCGAGCAGAACCTCAGCCCCGAAGTCGACAGCGCCGACGTGAACCTCGGCTCGATCGAGGGCGTCTCCATCCGAGACGGCAACGGCAACGCCGACGAGCACGACGAGTCGCTGAGCCCCGGCCTCGACGATGCGCGGTTCTATGTGCTGCGCACCTGGGACGGCCTGGCCGGCGTGTACGTCAATCGGCCGCGGCTATTCTCTGCCGAGGGCAGCGACTTCCAGATCATGCCGCATCGGCGCGTGATGAACCGCGCGTATGAGGCGCTTTACGCGTACTTCGTACGTCGGCTCAACAAGCCGGTGCGCGTCAACAAGACGACGGGCTTCATCCTCGAGGCCGAGGCGCAGGAGATCGAGGCCGGCGCGAAGTCGGTGTTGCGCAGCGCGCTGCTCGCGAAGCCGATGGCGAGCGACGTGCAGTTCGTGCTCTCTCGCACCGACAACCTTCTCAGCACCAAGACCATGACCGGTCAGGCGCGCGTCGTGCCGCTCGCATACCCCGAGTCCATCGACCTGGACCTTGGCTTTATCAACCCCGCGCTGCAGGTCCAGCGCGTCTAGGAGACGGCAGATGAGCGACCAAATCCGCGTCAACGGCAATCAACTTTCGTGGGGATCGATCATCCTGAAGATCGGCGGCGAGCCGTTCACCGGCTTCACGGCGATCGCGTACTCCGACAAGCGCGAGCGCGTGAAGGCGTACGGTATGGGCAAGCACCACGCGCCACGCGGCCGCAGCCGCGGCAAGTACACGGCCGACAACGTGAAGCTCACCGGTTGGAAGGAGAGCATTCAGGACGCGCGCGAGGCGCTCGCGGCGCTCTCGCAGACCGGCAACGGCTACGGCGACGTCGAGTTCGACATCGTCGTGCAGTACGAGGAAGACGATCAGCGTCCAGTCGTCGTCGAGCTCGAGCGCTGCGTGTGGGCCGCCAACAGCGCGAGCGAGGAGGAGAGCCCCGATCCTCTCAAGGAAGAGATCGAGATCGACTGCATGCTGATCCGCCGCAATGGCACCACGCTCTTCGATGAGTCGGGAGGCACGCCGTGAGCGAGCAGGACGAGCTCGCCAAGGTCCGCGCCGAGCGCGCAGCGCTCTCGGAGGCGCGGGCCCAACGCGAGGAGGCACGCTCGATCGCCGAGCAGCTCGAAAACGAAACGCGCGCGCTACGCGACGAGCAGGCGATCGCCAAGGCCGAGGAAGAGATCGGGCCGCAGGGCAAGCGCATCATGTGCATTCAGACCGACATGGGCGTCGTGATCGTGAAGAAACCGCACGCGGTTTCCTTTCGCAAGTTCCAGGACAAGGGGGAAACCGACCACGAGGACCTCCTGAAGCTCGTTTCGCCGTGCCTCGTGTACCCGAGCAAGGAGCAGTTCGCGGTGCTGCTCGATGATCTGCCGGCGACGCTGCAGCGCTGCGCGAACGCCGTGGCCACGCTCGCCGGCGTTCGGGTCAAGGAGGTGACGGGAAAATCCTAGAGCTGCGTGCCGAGGCGCGGGGCGATGACGGGGTCGCCGCCGCGTGCGTGCTCGCAGCGCTCGGACATGAGGAGCCTGAACACGACGCGGAGCAAGCGCGCGCGTACGTGGGCGCGCTCCTGTTCATCGAGGGCCTGCAAGAGCTCCGCGCGATCCGCAAGCTGTTGACCGCGCCCGCAAAGAAGTGAGCTCGATGGCCAACGACGCACAAGCGACATTCGCGATCAACCTCGAGGGCAACACCGAAGGTGCTGCCGCCGCGGCCGCGAACGCGTTGAAAGACCTGCGCGGCCGTCTCGAGGAAGACACCAAGGCGCTCGCCGCGATGCAGCGCGCCATGAAAAACCTTCAACAGGGGACCGTGGTCCCGATTCAGCAGGCGCAACAGCTCCGCGCAGCGATTGCCAGCAAGAAGGAAGCCGTCGCGGCGGCGCAGTCCCAGTATCTCGCGCTCGGCGGCAGCTTCACCAGGACGAGCTCGAGCGGGTCCCGGTTCGCAGCGATGATGAAGCAGGCCCAGGGCATGCCCGGGCCGCTCAGTGCGGTTGTTTCGAAGTTCGAGGCCTTCAAGGCGGCCGTGGGCGGCGGCGCGATCGCCGTCGGGATCATCGGCATCGTCGCCGCCCTGGCGACGCTCGTCGTCGCGACCGCCGCGGCTGTTGCCTCGCTCGCGAAGTACGGGATCGCCCAGGCCGACGCGCGCCGCTCGGAGCTCTTGCGCCTCGAGGGTCTGACGAAGCTCCGCAACTGGTGGGGCGTCGCCGCGGGCAACGCCGGCGAGCTGCAGGGCATGATCGATCGCGTCTCGGCGAGCTCGGCGCTCGGCCGCGACAAGATCGCGGGCTACGCCGAGCAGCTGTATCGGATGAACCTGCGCGGGCAGAACCTTTCGGCCGCGCTCGAAGCTGTCTCGATCAAGGCGAGCACGCAGGGCGACGCCGCGGCCGGCGCGTTCGCGCAGTGGGCGGCCGGCGCAAACATGGCCGGCGGTTCGGTCAAGCGCCTAGCCGACGACGTGAAGGCGCGCCTCGGTGGCGTCGCGAAAGCGCAAATGCTGTCGCTCGGCGTGCAGACCGAGAAGCAGCACGAGGCCTTCGACATGCTGTTCGAGGGCCTGAAGATCGAGAGCTTCCTCGGGGCGCTCGCGAACCTGCGCGGCCTGCTCACGCAGAACACCGAGAGCGGCCGCGGCCTCAAAGCCATGTTGACCGCGATGATCCAGCCGTTGATCAACGGCGCGACCGCGGCGATGCCCGTCTTCAAGCGCTTCTTCCAGGGCCTGATCATCGGCGCGCTGCACCTCGGGATCGTGATCCTGCAGCTGCGCAACTGGTTCCTAAAGACGTTCGGCGCCAAGGACATCCTGAGTGGCTTCGACCTGCAAAAAGCAGCGCTCAAGGCGGGCGAAGCGGCCTTCGCCGTGTTCGCCGCGGGCCTCGTGATCGTCGGCACGCTGCTCGCGGGCATCGCTCTGTCGCTCGCGACAATCGCCGGCGTCATCGCTGCGCCGTTCATCCTCGGGGCCAAGGTGATCGGCCTTGTGATCGAAGCCGGGGAGTCTCTCTACCAGTTCTGGAACGCAATCGACTGGACAAGCCTCGGCACGTCGATTTGGCAGGGCATCGTCGAGGGCGTCACCGCCGGCGCCGAGTGGGTGAAGAAGGCGCTGACCGACCTCGGTGATTCAGCCTGGAAGGGCTTCAAGTCGAAGCTCGGCATTTCCTCGCCGTCGCGCGTGTTCGCCGAGCTCGGCCTCGCGATCCCCGCCGGCGTCGGCGTGGGCGTCGAGGCCGGTACGCCGAGAGTGCACCGCGCCGTCGACAGGATGGTGCAAGAGCCGGCAGCGGTTGCGGTCGCCTCGCCGAGGCTCGGCGCTGCAGCTGTGGCAGCGTCGCCGGCGCCGATGCTTCGCGCCGCGGCGGCGCCGCCGATGCAGCCCGGATACGCGCCTGCAGCGCCGCGGCTCGAGCCGCTCCTGCCGACCGCTGATCGCGGTGCGCCCGAGAGCGCGCCGAGCTCGGCGCCGAGCTCGAGCGCGCAGATCAGCTTCGGCGACATTCACGTGCACGCGCAGAGCGGCGACCCGCGCACGATGGCCAAGGAGCTGCGCGACGAGCTCGCGCGCATCCTGCAGGGCGTCAACATCCAACTCGGAGCGCCCGCGTGAGCTGGAATCCACTCGACGCGCCAGTCGACTACATCGAGCTGAACGGCAAGCGCTCGCCGGGCCTCGCCGACGTTACCGGCGCGCACCTTCCGCGCAACTGGGACAAGCGCAAGGGCTACGGTTTGATGGGGGCGTTCACCGTCTTCCACGGGATGGATCTCGTCGACTTCACGGTGACGCTGCGGCTCTACACCGCGCAGGACTGGGACGACTGGTTTGCGTGGAAGCCGCTCGTCGACCGGCCGCCCGACGGCAAGCGGCCGCGCGCGCTCAAGATCAAGCATCCGCTGCTCGCTCAGCTCGGCGTGAGCTCGGTGGTCGTGACCGACGTTCACCAGCCCAAGCCCGATGACGCGGGCTCGGGCATGTGGTCCATCGACATCAAGTTCCTTCAGTACCGGGTGCCCCTCATCAAGCTCGCCAAGCCCGACGGTGCTGCAGCGCCGGCCGAGGAAGACCCGGTCGAGACGAAGATCATCAAGCCGCTCGTCGACCAGTTCCAACAACTCGCGAAGGGCCCATGACAGACGCCTTCGCCACGCTGAACGGTCAAGGCCTGCAGGCGGTGCAGTTGCACGTCGCCGCTCGCGGGCCCTGGTACGCCGATTGCGAACTGCAGCAGGATCCGCCGCTCTCGGGCAAGGTCACGCTCAAGCTCGGCACGCTGAGCTGCGTGGGGACCATCATGCCCGAGGCATCCGGCACGTTCGGCCTGCAGCGCATGTGCCGCGTCGTCGCCGGCGGCGGCGGTTGGGGCAAGGAGCTCGGCGCGAAGAACTACCACAACGACGCCGGCGTGAAGGCGAGCGCCGTCGCGCAGGACGCCGCGCGCGAAACGGGCGAGCAGCTCGGCGGGTTCCTGCCGGCGGCCGAGCGCGTCGGCAATGACTACGTGCGAGAGAAGGGCGCGGCCTCGCGCGTCCTCGAGGAAGCCGCGGGCAAGGGCGTCGGTTGGTGGGTGGACTTCGCCGGGCTCACGCAGGTCGGCTCTCGCGGCTCGCTCAGCCCTGCGAAGGGCAGCTATCAGGTCCTCGCGTACGACCCGCTACAGCGCCTGGTCACGCTCGCCGTCGACGACGCGGCCGCGATCGATATCGGCTCGGTGCTCACCGACGAGCGCCTGCAGGGGCCGCAGACCGTGCACGAGTACGAGGTGCGCATCGACAAGGGCGGCCCGCTCCGCGTGCTCGCTTGGACCGGTGGCGATGGCAGCGAAGGGCGCCTCGCGTCGCTGCTGCGTTCGATCGTCGAGCGTGCGACTGACGGCAAGCTGTTCGGGAAGTATCGCTATCGCGTCGTTCGCATGGTCGCCGACCGTGTCGAGCTGCAGGCCGTTCGCCGCGGCGCAGGCCTGCCGGACGTGTTGCCGGTGTCGATGTGGCCGGGCGTGGCTGGCGCACACGCCGAGCTCGCGCCGGGCGCCGAAGTACTCGTCGAGTTCGTCGAGGGCGACCGCACGCAGCCGATCATTACGCACTTCGCAGGCAAGGGCGGTCCCGGCTTTGTGCCGGTGTCGCTCGCGCTCTGTGGCGGCAAGCAAGCGGTCGCACGCCAGGGCGACCTCGTCCAATCGGGTGGCGTTGGGGCGGCGATTATCCTGACACCGGTCAGCGGGCCGTCGCCGCCGGCAATCTTGCCCGGCGTGCCCTATCTCGTGAGTTTCAGCGTCGATCCGGCGGCCGTCGGTCCGCTGGCGGCGCCGCTCTATGGGGCGATCAGCACCGGCTCGCCGAAGGTGCGCGCATGATCACGCGTCTCGGTGAGATCAGCCTGGCGGCGGCCGTGCCGCTGCTCGCCGAGTTTCAGGCGGCGCTCAGCTTGTCGAGCTCGATCGCGCTGCCGGACCTCGAGGCGAAGATCGGCGGACTCGGTGGCGTGCTCGCGGCGATCACCGTCGCGCCGCCGGCGCTTGTCGCCACCATCGAGGCCGCGCTCGAGACGCTCGCCAGCCTCGAGGCCGCAATCGGCGGGCCTACGGTCACGCTGCAGGCGACTGCGATCATCGCGCTGCTCGCCGAGCTGAACGCCTCGCTCGATGCACTGACGGCCGGCCTCGCGATCAGCATTCCGAGCGCCGTGCTCTCGGCTTACGTGTATTCGGGACCATCGGCGCTGATCGGCGTCGAGCTGCAGTCCTCGATCAATGCATCGCTGCCGGGAGTCGGCGGTCACTGCGACGCGCTCATCCTCGCAACTGCCGACCGCCCCGCGTGGGCTGCCGCCAGCCTCGTCTTCAGGGTGGCATGATGGGCGTCGCGCAAGACAGCATCGCGAGCCAGCTCGGCGAGCTCACCAAGGCCGTCGACGCGCCCACGGGCGATCTCGGCTATGGCGTCGATCTCTCCTGCGTGACCGACATCACGCCGCGGCTCGACGAGGTCCGGGCCGACTCGGTGCTCGCCATCGGTCAGGCGCTCTTGCGTCGCTTGATCACTCCACACGGCGTGCTCGTCGACGATCAGGACTATGGACTCGACGTCCGCAGCTTCTGCAATCGCGGCACGACGGTGCAGGAGCTCGTCGGGCTCGGCGACGACGTCCGCGACGAGTGCATGAAGGATGATCGCGTAGCCGATGCAACGGTGACGGTCGGCGCGGCCGGTGCCGGCCTGAGCGTCACGCTCGCGATCACGCCCACCGACCCCGCAGTCGAGGACTTCAAGCTGACGCTTGCTGTCACGAGCACCGAAGTGCTCACGAACATCATCACATGACTGTATCTCTCGAATCGCTGATTACGCCGATGACCCGCCAGGAGGTCGAGGCCTCGATCTACTCGGTGCTCGCCGGCATCGGCGTCGACACCACGAGTTGGAAGCCCGGCGCAGTCGTTCGAACGATGATCGTGGGTGTCTCGGTCGTTCTCTCCGCCTACTCGCAGCTGATGGCGTTGATCGCGCGCAGCGGGTTTCTCGATCTCTCCGAGGGCGACTGGCTGACGCTGATTGCGCTGCAGGTCTACGGCGTCGAACGCCTCGAGGCGAGCTTTGCGACCGGCGAGATCACGCTCACCAACACTGCCGGCGGTGTGTACTCGTTCGATCCGGGTGACCTGATCTTCAGAAACCCCGACACGGGGGCCACCTACCGCAACACCGAGGCCGGCGCGCTGACGGCGCACCCGTCGCCGGGCGACACCGTCACCATTGCGATCCAGGCCATCGAGGTCGGCAATGCGGGCTCGTCGGTGCCGGGTGCGATTACGGACTTCGTTACGCCGCTGCTCGGCGTCACCTGCATCAACACGCTCTCGGTCGCCGGCGAGGATGCGGAGATCGATGCCGCGCTACGCATCCGCTGCCGCGAGCGGCTCGGTGCGCTGTCGCCGATGGGGCCTTGGGACGCGTACGGCTACGCCGCGCGCACCGCGACGCGCGCGGATGGCACCAATGTCGGTGTCGCACGCGTGCGAATCAACAAAGACGGCTACGGAAACGTCGACATCTACGTCGCAACAAACTCCGGTGCCGTGCCGGGCACCGTCGGCGACCTTTCGACCGATCTCGGCGTCGTCGACGAAGCGATTCAGCAGAACGCGGCGCCGCTCGCGGTGACAGCGCGCGTGCACACCGCAACTGCAGTCGCGCTCTCGGTGACCTACGAGCTTTGGATTTACAGCTCGGGCCGTACTGACGCCGAAGTGCAGGCGCTGATCGAAAGCAAGCTCGGCACCTTCATGCAGGGCCAGCCTATCGGCGGAAACGTTGTCAGCTCGGGCTCGGGCAAGGTGTTCCTCAGCGAGATCCGCGCGGTCATCGGGTCCGCGCTGCCTGAAATCATCGACTACGTCGTGACCGTGCCCGCCGGCGATACGACGCTGACGATCTCGCAGGTGCCGGTGCTGAGCGTTCCTGTGACCTGTACCGCGATTCACCGCGTGGCGCCGGTGGAGGGCCAAGCCTGATGGCTGACCCGCAACTCATCACCTTCCGCGACTCGCTGCGCCGGCTCTCGCCGCCGTGGCTGCAGAACGGAATCGCGCAAAAGGTGCTTTATGCGATGGGCCTGCACGTCGACGCCTTCGGCGACGCGCTCGTCGCCGGCGTGAAGCAGCGCCTGCCGAACGTGTACTCGGATGAGTCACTGCCGCTCCTCGGTCGCGACCGCCGCATCAGCCGCGGCCGCAACGAGTTCACCGCGAACTATGCCAAGCGGCTCACGCGCTGGCTCGCGGACCATCGTCGCCGCGGCGGGCCGTACGCACTTCTCTCTCAGCTGTTCGGCTTCTATGCGGCCGCGCCCTTCGCGCTCGAGCTCGTGTACGTGAGCGGCCGACGCTACTCGCTCGACACGGCCGGCAACATCACGCGCGACGACATCGCCCCGAGGAGCCTCGCCGATCCTGCGAAGTGGGCGCAGTGGTGGCTATTCTTCCACTGGCCGACGCTCGTGCCCGACGACGGCACGTGGGGCGACCCGGGCGACTGGGGCGACGGCGGCGTGTGGGGCTCGAGCCTGACGGGCGACGAGGTCTCCGAGATCCGGCTCGTGCCGACGACATGGAACGCCGCGCACCCGTTCGGGACGATCGTGCTGCTGCACGATCCGGACTCGCTCTTGTGGGGCTATCCGATCCGAACGTGGGGCAGCGGCTGGCACTGGGCCGGGGTCGGCGGGCCCGCACGCATCAACGTCAGGTGATCTATGTCCCATTCAGTCACAGAAACAGACACCTTCGATTCGCCGGTCACGGTTCCGGACGAGGACGACACCGCGAGCGCTGCTTCGGTCGAGGACCCGTTCCAGGCGCTCGCGAACCGCACGAAGTTCCTGAACACCAAAGCGGCCTACACGCTATCGGGCAGTGCGCTCGCCAACGGCGATCCGGTCACCTTCGCCGATCTCGGCCTCGCCGGCGGCGCGGGCTTCGTGCTGAGCGACAGCGATACGAAAATCCAGGTGCCCTCGA